TTAGAAACATTTAAAAAAAACAGGTAAATAATATAAATATTTATGATGGATCAGAAACAACAGATCAGATCGCTTGTCAGTAATGTCATTGATAAGAATTATGCGGCTGCTAATAAAGATTTAAAAGCAGTTGTTAGCGAGAAATTAAAGAAGAGGATCGAGAGATCAACAAAAAACAATTTATTTAAAAATGAGCAAGATAACTGATTTACTTAAAGAGGTCGGCAAAGACGTTCTTAACGAAGATAGTCTTAAGCAAATTGAAACTGTCTTTACAGAGGCTGTAGATAAGAAGTCCGAAGACCGCGCCAAGATCGCAACAGAAGCAGCATTAGCTAAGCAAGATGATGAGCATTCAGCTAAGTTAGAACAGCTCCTGGAATCAATTGATAAGGATCACACTAAAAAACTCAACAAAGTTGTTGAGGCAGTTGACGCCGACCGCGCCCGTAAGCTTAAGAATGTTGTTCGTAGATTCCAGACTGCTCTTAATGAAGAAGCGACTGGTTTAAAAGATACTGTTGTTGAATCTGTTTCTGATTATCTTGACTCATACATTGAAGAATCAGTTCCGACAGCTAGTATTGAAGAGGCTACTAAGAATAAAAGAGCATATAACCTATTAAAGGATATGCGTAAGATGCTTTCAGTTGATATGGTACTCGCTAATGAGTCTATTAGAGAGGCAGTCCAAGATGGTAAGAAGACCATTGAAGAGTCGAGAGAGGCTATTGAGAAGTTGAATACATCAAATACAGATCTTGCGACTGAATTACAAAAGACTAAAAAAGACCTTTTCATTGAAAAAAGAATTGGTCAGTTCGATGAAAAGAAAAGCAATTTTATAAGGAAGACTTTTACCGATAAAGATCTTTCTTTTATTGAAGAAAATTTTGATTACACGGTAAACATGTTCGATAAGAAGGCTCAAGAATCTCTTGACGTTCTTAAGGAAGAGGCAATTACTGAAGCAAAAACACAAGATGCTCAGGTTGAGGTAGTGAAAGAGAGCTCCGACACTCCGAAATCAGCAACTAGTATGTATGCTCAAGAATTAGCTAACATGCGACTGTAATGTAATCTTTAGTGTTGAGGTATTTACTACCTGATTCTCCAATGTGGAAAAAACAATAAACAGAAATAATATTATGAACGAAACACAAACTCGTCCAAGTCAAAATTACATTGACAATAATAGAGCTCAAACATTGTTGGAGAAGTGGAGTCCAGTTTTGGATTATACCTCTGATAAAGTTTCGGCTATTGATAACGCACATACGCGTTTGAACACCGCCATTCTCCTTGAGAACCAAGAGGAATGGTGTATTAGGGAAGCCAATACCGGTGGTGCCAATAATGCCTCAAGCGCATTTGGTACAGGCGCTGGTGGTTCCTCCATCAATCAAGGTGGTGGAGATGGTGGATATGGTGCGACTAGCGACGCTGGTTATGCGCCTAATGATGCTCGCTTACCGAAGATTCTTATTCCGATGATTCGCCGTACATTCCCCGAGTTGATTACTAACGAGATCGTTGGTGTTCAGCCGATGAGTGGACCGGTTGGTCTCGCATTTGCTCTTCGCTATAAGTATAGCAACTCTAGCATTGATGGAGATAACGGAACCGCATCTAGTGGTACTGGTCCTAGTGTCGCAGGTTCAGTTGCTAAAGGTTCGGCTGGTGTAACTGGTGAGTTAGGTCACAACAACCTTGATTCAGGGTTTACTGGTGTGTCTGGTGCTCAATCTACTGCATTAGATGCTACCGCCGCTAACCACACAGCAGTATCAGATCAACACTGGTTGTCTGCTGGTTTTGCTGCGTCAGATCAGGGTATCGCTGCCGCTTTATCTGCTTTTGAGCTTGATGAAGCAAGAAATGCACCGACGGTTGAGTTGAGCTTCGAAAAGACAGCTGTTGAGGCTGGTACTCGTAGGTTGAACGCTCGTTGGTCGGTTGAACTTGAGCAGGATCTTAAGAATATGAATGGTATTGATGTTGACGCTGAGTTAACAAATGCTATGTCGTATGAGATTCAAGCTGAAATCGATCGTGAAATGATCATTCGCATGGTTCAAGCTGCGACAGCAGCCGCTAAGGGCGTTGGTTATTCTATCTATCAACCACAGTCTGCTGATGCACGCTGGATGGCTGAGAGAAATCGTGACTTCTATCAGAAGTTAATCGTCGAGGCTAATAGGCTTGCTGTTCGTAACCGTCGTGGTGCTGCTAACTTTGTTGTTGCAACACCTCGTGTTTGCGCGATTCTGGAAATGCTTCCGGAATTCACGTGGATGACTGTTGATGGTAACGTTAACACACAGCCGGTTGGTGTTGCTAAGGTTGGTAACGTTGGTGGACGTTTTAACATCTATCGCGATACACGTACCGAGGCACAGAACTTAGGTCAGTCTGCAGAGGCTGATAAGATTGAGTACGCCTTGCTTGGTTATAAGGGCCCTGAGTATTATGATACTGGTATCATTTACTGTCCTTATATTCCGGTCATGGTGCAGCGCTCTATTGATCCTAATTCCTTCTATCCGAAGGTTGGTATGTTAACACGTTACGGCGTTGTTGATCACCTCTTTGGTGCTTCAAACTACTACCATGTAGTGTTTGTTGCTGGTCTTGGAACCGATATGGGTGGTTACTCGTACCTCTAATCTTAATTGATTATACAAGCAAAGGGCGCTCGAAAGAGCGCCCTTTTTTTATTGTCTAATGGTCTTAATCCATGGGATAGTTTCATCCCACATCATATCATCAATTAGGTCTATCTTATTAGCTCTAACTGGATTAATGTCCCATCCACCTCTCCTTGCATATAAACACGCAACCATTAATTCCCGCGGGGAGAACCTATCGTACAAGCGTTTATAAATCGTTTCACATATTTCCTCATGGAAGTGGTTTTCGTCTCTAAACGAAACGATATATTCAAGTATCTCTTTTACACCCGGTAACCAATATCCTTCTATATGAATGAATACATCTCCCCAGTCTGGTTGAGATGTAACACGGCAGTTACTTTTAAGCAATGAAGACATTACATTTAGATTATTAGGCTCTGCCATAGAGGTATATTTGGTATCAAATATAGAAGGGTCTTCTTTATACTTGGTAATATCGATATCTGATGTAACAAAATGTTCTAACCGTACATATTTCTTAGTTGGAATTATTGCTAATGAATTTGGTACAGCATCATATGATTCTAAGAATGGATTAGATACTCTTTTTAAATCTGTATCACAGGAGAATAACTTAACTTTAACTTCTGTCTGTAATAGTTTGCTGAGATCAGTTATAGCATGGTATTCAATATTGCTTACAACCTCTTCTATTGTCTCACCAAATTTTGTCATATTAAAACTATTCCAATATAACTTCATAGATTTAGATTCGACAATATATTTACTATCACAAGGATACACTACCTTAGCGACAGCGTTAACAGGTAGTCCATTATCCATCAATCCAGAAACTTCGTATCCGTTCCAGACATCATATCCTACAAACGGTAGATCTTTATCTTTGATTTTAAGATGCTTACGATTGCTAGATCTAGGCTCTCTTACTAAGAGCTTATCATCATATTCGGATTTATAGGCACTAGTTTTACCTAGATGCTTACTTACGTTTTTGTTATTCAGTTTTGCCATTTGAAATAATTTCTACCATCTTATTATAGCGACTTTCAACACTCCCTTCAAGTACAAAAACATTTGGATACTTGTTTAAGATTAATTCTTCATATAGCTTAATAATCCTATTCCGAAAGCTTTCACTTATAGATCTTTCTCCGTCGTTAATTAGAGCGACATCGTATGGACTAGTATAAAAAATATAATCATACCTTGAAATATACTTGTTTAACATATATGAAAATACTTTATCCGTAAACTCATCTACTTTACCATTCATTCGAAAGTACCTTGTGTAAACAAACCCATCAACAAGACATCTATCTAAAATAGTATTCATATCTGTATTAGAATATGAAAATATATTATTTAGATGATCAGTTAATATTGCGATTTGAGTGTCGGTGTAGTTGTCACTGTCGTCATTTATGTCGAACCCTTGTCTTTTTAGTTTACGAGTAACCTCAGGCACTACATTCCAACGACTTGTACAATCGTTCCAATGATTAAGTAATGTAGTCTTACCCGATGACTGAGCTCCAGTAAATGATATTAGCATATTATTTGCCCCATGTACCATTATCGACTATCTGAGCAATTTTGCAATATAAGCTCGAATCTTTCCATGCGTCGAGAATAGGTTCATTGGCAGCTTCGTCAGTACGTTTCTTAATGACGAGATTAATCAGTCTCTGTACTTTATCATTAACACGGAAGACTAGCCCAGCCTTAGCAACTGCTCTGCCATCCGGTTTAGATAAGTCTTGTCCAACTGATATGTTTGTAGGACCGTAGTCATATTGTTTTCTAATAAAGAGTCTGTACTCTTCTTCGAGAAGTTCCTTTAACATTTCACATGTCTCAGGGTAGTCACTCTCGACCGATGTTTTAATTGTTTCGTAATCTGTCATTTAAAAAATTTATCCAAAGTTTTGTAGATTCAACGTGTAGTGCCTTTTCAAGCTCTTTATATGAATCAAAATTATTATTAATAAGACACTTTTCTACAATAGGACCATCATCGAGTTCGGGGGTTACCTTATGAATAACACACCCGACTCGAATATGGTTTGCTTCCCAAGCTTTCTTTTGTGGATTAAATCCTTTTAATTCTGGATGTATATGAATAGCTCCAGGATGTCCATTAAAGATATTAGATGATCTTGTAAATCCAGCTGGTAGTATTCTAAGATATCCATG